ATTATCGTCAATTCCCCAGTCAATATTAACTCGTTTAAACTTTTGTGATAGTTGTTCCGCCAACCATTGTTGAATCATAGTCTTTCCGGATCCTGCAACACCAGATATAGTGATTGTAATTTTTTTCATTCTTTAACTCCAAAATGATATTTGATACTTTTAGATAAATCTTCACGCCAGTTAGTAAGATAATCTCGCTGATAATCTTCATTAATGTGTCGAACACATTCTAATACAATTAACTCAGCGAATTTTTGCTCACTAAAAACTGATTCAGTCGCATCCCACTCTCGTTCATGTGGAATTTCTACATAAGACTCGCTAATTAGTTTCTTAATTCGTTTGTTCATATTCCTTTTCCACAAGCGTGTACTTTGTCTTTCAACAGTCCACTACTGTATGCAGTTCTCCAACCATGTGATGTTTCTATCCACTTTAGATTTTCAAATCCACAAATTCTACACTTGACCGATCTTGGTTCATAATGATTGTAATATGCACCGGTTACATCGCGTCGTCTTCCGCCGCTCCAGTCTTCTGATTCCCAATCATCACGATATTCTTCACCAAAGAATCCATCACCGTTTAAACCACCAACAAACGGAAACATTACCAATCCTTCACGCCGTTGACTTCAACCTTCATTGTGGCCTTGTAATCCGCAACAAACGTATCATATGATAATGTCAATACTGATCCAATACCATTAGTGCCATCCTGTTTAACAATAAACTGATCTATGCCAAGTTCATCACATATCTTTTTCATTGTATCCAAATCTTTAACTGATAGTCTAATCATTCTTCAACTCCAAATTCATCTCGTTTCAATTAGAGACGAGTTACAAACTTAAGACCTAAGGCCTTGTTACGAATAACACGAAGCTCAACACCGTACTTTTTGCAAGTGCGAATTGGAATGTCGGAATTATATTCAAACAGAAAGTGACTGCCCGGCTTTGCCTTGAGCAATTTCATTGTGGTATCGCCTACTTTAATCATAAAAATATCCTTTTAGTGTTAATTTTGTCTATATTTGTTCGTTTATATTACTTGCCAATCATCAAACCAGTCATATTGCTTGGAACAATAATGGTCTGAACTTTTCCGTTCTTAACTCCCTCAGAAATATTCAGTGCCGCTTGAGCGTTCATGTAAGCAATACTAGCAGAACTTTGATTTGTAAGTGCTGCCATACGGCGTGATTCTGCTTCGGCAGTTTTAACTTCAACTTCCTTTTGTAACAGTTCGTTCTTAGAACGTACCAATTCATTGGCACTAGCTACAACCGAATCTGCCGGAGTAAGAGCGCGAATAAGAACTTGACTTACTGTAATTGAACCAGCCAGATTTTCATCTGCCAATGTCTTGGCAATGATATCCTTCATATCTTGTTCCATTTGAGCACGACTATCATTCATAGTCAATGCATCATACTTACGAGCGGCTTTGTATGCTGCATTTCGTGCGGCATTGAATATGTAGTTGTACATCAAGTAAGTATCGCCGTCATGGACAACGTGAAAACTACGATTCTTGCTCACATACAATTCACTAACTTGAGTGGGATTGATGTTATAGATAACAGTAACATCCATGTCTTTCATAGTACTGTTATCTTGAGCCAAGGGAGTCATGTTGTCAATCTTAACCGATACATCACGAATTGGAAATGTAAGTACATCACCAATTAGTGTTTGATTAAATGATCCCGGCAGCAATTCGCCTGGTTTTACCTGTTTGTCAAATCCAACACGTACACCGACTTCTCCGGTTTCAATACGAGTACATCCAACAGTGGTGGCAATAAGAGCAGAAATAACTGCAAGTTTGAAAGTGCGATTCATATAATTCCTTAAAATAAAATAACAAAAGTGGTTAATACTACAATAGATAGCGCAGAACATACTGCGCTAATTGTTAAAAGTTTAGTCAATTTCCATGCTTTCTTTTTAGTAATTACTCTAATCCCGCCAATGCCGTAATAGAAAAAACAAAATAATACGGCAAAGGCTAATAATGATTTAATCATTCTGCCGACACTCTGGCACGAATCGTTTCAATTGAATCATTGACAAGAATTTCACCATTTAGAAACACAGTCTTCAATTCACCGTTACGTTCACCTTCTACTGTAACACCATCAACTAAGATGTAATCACCTGATAGTGGGCTACGATGTACACATAACAAACCCTTGGCTGATTTCTTAGTACCAGAATCAGTTTTTGGATCTTTGAAAATCGCTACACCTTCACCATTAGTAACACGATGAGTAGCCTTCATGGCAAACCCAAGAGAGTCACGAGTGGCAAATTGATACGTGTACGAACCAATTCCAAATACAATGTTATCACTAGCGAAACCTTTAGCGGTCAATTTGACCAAGATAGCCTCACAACGTAAAACTGTAATACTGTCACCGTAGATAAGACCAACACGTTGATTCAGTGTTTTGTAACCTTTGTCGTTAACTGTACCACCAAAGATTTCCCACAAACATTCAACTGCCCCTTTGTGTTCAGGTGAACCCACTGGTGCATCAGGATCACCAGTAATAATTTTAACTGGATCACCCGAATCAGGACGAAACACAACTTTAGCCAAACCAAGTGAATCTGGGACACGATTCAAAATATCGTCTTTAAGAATAGTGGCGTATGTAGTAATCACTTGGAAAAAGTCGTATGTATCTGATACAAGCGAAACAACTCCACTTGGGTACTTACTCAAAATGTAGCGATACGTATCCAACTCAGCATCACGGCTTGAAGAACTCATTACGCTATGTTCTGAGGCAGGCACCGAACCACCAACAAAAGTTGATTTACCATTGTAGTAGTCGTTAATGTACTTTACTGCCGACAGTACATCAGTTCCAGTAAAACTTAGTAAGTGACCAGCGCCAGATTTGGCACCATCGGCAATACCTGACATTCCTCTCATAGAGAAGTCATGACCTTGCCATGTAACAAACTCTTTGCTTCCGCCAGTAAGATCAGCGTATGAGTCGATAATTTTACGATATACACGAGCCATAGTGGCACTAGTTGAAGACTTCCACAATTCACTTGACAACCAAGTTTCTAGAAAGTTAGGCAACCAAAATGCAGATGCAACTGTGTTAGTAACAGTTAATACTGGCACACCAATTGGTACTCGTGATCCTTCTGGCAGAGATTTAATTTCAAGTGGCAAATATCCAATACGATGTAATTCACGAATACGTTCGATATTGAAGCCGTTGGGTCCGACAAATGGAGCTACAAGTTCAAGAAACTCGGAACAAACTTCATCTTCTGGCAAATCGAAAAATGTTTCTCGCCAAACTGCATTGAGTTCATGTAAGAAACCTTGTAAACCAAACCAAACAATTTTCTTGTCGGCTTTGTATTCATCAGGCACATTGAAATGTGACATTGAACGTGGAGTAAAGTTTGAGTAAACTTTAGTAGTGCCTTCAGGGTACATTTCCCCGTGACCTAATTTGTAGGAATCCATTGAAGTAAGAGCGGTGATTTTCATTTTCTTTTCCTTTTCTTTAGTCTATGTAAATATTATATCAAAATACTGATTTATTGTCAAGTTTTATCACATTGAGTGATTAAATGAGTCTAAATCAACGTTATTAATGTTGTTCATTGTGTGAATTTCATCAAAATCCTCAAGAAACACATCCAGACCTTTAGAGAAGATTCCGTGAGTAACACACAGTACTAAGGTACCTTTAAACCCGCTATCACGAATTACTTTTGCCAATTCTATAAATGTTCGTCCACCGTCACAAATATCGTCAACGATAACAACTCGTTCAAATCCAGAAAGTTTGGATCCATCAACTTCTGTCTTGACAATATGACCCGTAGCCACGTCGCGAATTTTCTTGGCTTCAACTACAGATTGACCAGTAGCCTCTGCCACTTTGTAAATTTTCTTGAGGGCGCCGGCATCAGGCGATACAATAACGGTTGTTTCTGATTTTGTCATGTCACGAATGGATTCAGCCCACAAGTCGGCTTGTGTAACATTATGAAATACACCGGCTGGGAACATTGCGCCAGCTACATCACTGTGAATATCCCAAGTGGTAACTTTACTAAAATTACACATTTTGATCATATCAATCGCAACTTGAAGTCCGAATGATTCGCCACTAGTCATAACACGATCTTGCCGACTAAATGGGAAATATGGAACAGACAGATTAATGCCAATTTCTGGCCCATACATGTGTTTGAGTGCATTTACCGCCAACATCATATCCACCAAATCATCTGAACTCTTGAAATCCATACGCATTTGAATTGGCATACAATTTGTTTGCCCATCTGGTGTCAATTTTACTGAACGTTCCCCACCGGGAAATGTCCAGAATTTGTCGTCAAAACCTTGTACTGTGATCATAATTTTCTCTTTTTTCAGTTTATAATATATTATACAGAATTATCAATTTAGTGTCAAGTGTTTTTTATTAGAATGTATTCAATTTTGGATTAAATTCACGAATCAATTCACGTTCACGACTATGAGCCGCTAAACGACCACGTACACTTTCAACAAATCCATAAGTAAAAGATTTTGATCCATGTTTACGAATTGATTCAGATAATGCCCAACCCTTGTCTTCAGCCAAAGCACGTTGTACGTGTTTTTGAATACGGCGATGAAGTGTCTTTTTAATTCCGCCCACATTCTTAACAGTGATTCCGATATATTGATCACCTGTCACTATGTTATTAATAACATAGATTAAGTGAGTACAATCGTTTCTCCGTTTTCTTGTGACCGTCATATTATTAAAAGTCTCCGGCAAAGTAATCAACAGGCAATCCATACTTAGTACAAACCTCATCACGACTTAATACAACGCCGTCATGTTCAGACATCCAACGAATGGCTAATGGGCGAGTCATTAACCCCCACTCTATCAAATGAGCAATACTGTCTTCAAACATCTTAACAGCTTGAGTTTCTTTTGTAGTCATTGACTACTCCTTAGTGTTAAAAGGATTTGTGACGTAACGAATGCCATTGCCATCATACAGACCACTTAAGTCCATCTTGGCATATATCTCTTGTAGTGGCCGACAGTATAGTAACAACTCAATGTCAGTAATCAACCCAGTGTTGTACTGATTGATAACACTCAAGAGCTCTTTGTGAAGTACTTCAATGTGAGTGGGCTTTCTTACTTTAGTCATTGACTACTCCTTAGTGTTAAAGGGCGAGTAATTCTTAGGGTAACGTAACCCAGTGTTTGGGTCACACAACTCACTCAAATCAATTGAGGCATACAACTCTTTCAACTTGTCACAACACTGAAGTAACTCAATGTCAGTAAGTAACCCAGTTGAGTACTGACTCACTACACTCATGAGCTCTTTATTAAGCTCTACGTTGTTGTACTGTTTCAAGTCCTTCTCCGTTTCATTAACCATACATCTATTATAGGGTATATCTGATATAATGTCTACTAAAATCTTCTTAATGTTGCATAAAAACAACACATTTTATAGCGTTTTTGAGCGTTTTTTTAGCGTTTTTGATACTAGATGACATGAAATCAAAACAAATGGCTTAGGGAGCGGCTAAACCAGTCTGATAATCAAACCATGAGCGTAAATTAACATCATAACCACATTGACCGCTAAGATACTATACTCACGAATTCTTAGTGACCAAATGATCCAAAATACACTTCCAGCGTTTAGCAAATATATATTAAGTGGGTCAATTTTATAGCTAATAGCTAACGCTCCCAAGATGGTTAAAATCGTGGCAGTCCATTTTAAAAAGTTGTTTAATTTTATCATAGACTGATTATATTATAAACTAGATTTATTGTCAAGTAAATTTAAGTGACAATATATTATAGTTATTTTTTATATCACTATCATAAGTAAATAATAGTTCATTGATAAATAAAAATATGATTACTATACACGATTTATATACAGATCATTTATTATTATTATCGGCGAAACAATCTAATAAAAATTGGGCAGAATCCGACTCAGAATCATTATATAAAGAAAATCTTAAAACACAATCGGAAGATTGGTATTATCGAACACATTCAATTACATATAAACACAACTCGAACAAATACAGATGTGCTGAATGGAATGATATAACTTGGAGTAATAGTTGGATTGTATTAGGATGTTCTAGTGTAGAAGGTATTGGTCTGGATGAATCTGACGTATTATCTACCAGACTTTCTGAACTATTAGATAGTCCTGTAATAAATTTAGGTGTAGGCGGAACTGGAGCAGATGTTACATTGTTTAATAGTATACGATTAATTGATAAAAATATAAGACCAAAAGGAGTAATTATAATAAATGGCGATTTTACATTAACTCGGCTTTCATTATTTACATCGACAGGATCAATAGCCATTGGAAATTGGAGTTTTGATAAAAAAATAAATCAAGGAAAATTTTCAAATTTGTATTCATTATGGACCAATGAAGCAGGACACGCAGAAACATATTCTTATATGTGTCTTAGAGGAGCAATTTCCATGTGGAAGACTGAAAACATACCAACATTTTATTTCAATATTGAACGAGATTTACCTAAAAAAAGTGACTTAGCAAGAGATTTGTCACATTGGGGTAGAGAAACAATAAAATTGTGGGCAAAGTCTATTGTAAACACAATTATAATTCAGTAGATATTTTTAAATTGATCTATTATAAATACAAAAAGCCCCAAACCGTTAGGAATGGGGCTATAAGTAATTCATTAGGCTACCATTTGACGTTGATATTCGGTCAATGATTTGAATCTATCAGCCGCATAACTGGCAGCAAATGCACGTGGTTTAACCAATGGTATAACTCCACACATGCCTTTGATATATCCCATAGCTTCGTTTACTACGATACTACTATTATGAAGTTCATTTGGATTAATATCTAAGTGAACTTCAATGTCATGTGCCACAACTTTACTCAATGTAAGATACAAATCCGCAATTTTATAAACTTCTGTCATTAGACGCATACGTGGTTTATTAGATTGTTGATCATAGTCACGTTCTCTATTAACGGCACCAAAAATCTTACATCCGTTATTGCCATTAACGTGTACTACAACTGCGGTAATATAGTCGGCATACCAGACATTATTCAATTGAAATCGTTCACTATCACAACCAATATAAATCTTGGTGTCAGTGTCACAAGTTTCCAGAAATGCTACTACTTCGTCTATATCAATTTGTTTCTTATACATGATACTCTACCTTTTATGTTTATTAAAACCTCTGTTCTTTTTCTGTGGACGATTAAGAGCTTTAATTAAATAATCTCGTTTAACTAATCCACTTTCAATATCGGCAACC